TTTAGCCTTATCCTCAGCAGCCTTCTTGGCTCTATCCTCAGCTTCTTTTTTAGCCTTATCCTCAGCTTCTCGTTTAGCCTTATCCTCAGCAGCCTTCTTGGCTTTATCTTCAGCTTCTTTTTTAGCTCTATCCTCAGCAGCCTTCTTGGCTTTATCTTCGGCAGCCTTTTTAGCTCTATCTTCAGCTTCTTTTTTAGCCTTATCTTCAGCAGCCTTCTTGGCTTTATCTTCGGCAGCCTTTTTAGCAGTATCTTCTGCTGGTTTCTTAGCTGGTTCTGGTGGCTTTTTAGCCGGCTCAGGTGGTTTCTTAGCCGCTTCAGCTGGCTTTTTGGCCGCTTCTGCTGGCTTTTTGGCCGGTGTAGTTGGTTTAGCTGCTTCTTTTTCTTCCGCCTTTTTCTCACGGCGAATGACCCTCTTAGGCTTTGGTCTTCTACGAACCGTTAACGCCTTCAACAATTCTTGATGGCGACTTTCTTCTTTTCTGGTATCGGTTTTACTATTCTTTTCGTCTATTTGTCTTTGTTCTAATTCATCTTTGCGATTATCAACCATTAACTGATAAATTTGACCGAGAACACCATCCATGTCGCCACTATCCGCAAGAGCCTTAGGTGTGGCCTTGGTGGAATTCAGCATTGAAGCTGAAGTTTGTTTTGTTTTTTCGGAAAGTTTACTTACTGGTTCTGAGCGAGTAACTTTTTACTGGTGCGTTTGGGCATTTATCTCTTTTGTCGTTCTCTTATTTTTTGATTTTCTTCCTCAATATACTGAATCAACATAGAGACATAGATATCTCTTTCCCATGGCAACATAGCTTCTAACTCCGTCAAACTGTATTTGTGATGCTGCATCAAAGAGAAATTAGTTTTGTAATAATTCCTCAAGTTATCGTGACGCAGCGTCAACCGAAAAAATTTTCGAGACCTTCTACATCAATCGTGTGATGAAAACCACATTTACTACAAGTCATCTCAACAGTTTCTTTTAACTTTGGTAAGTTATTAAAGAAGTGTTCAACCTTTTCAAATTGGGCCTGATTCAGACCTTCAACAAACTCCAACATTTCACCTGGTTCGGCCTCATGTGCATAATAGAATTGGTCACCATCATAAATGTGTTCAATGCTTTCTGAAATCAAGTTGAAAGTCACCTCAGTAATATCATCCATGTTAATAGAATCTTTGATGATACCAAATTCTGGATACTTCATCTTAATCATAACCTTGTCAGTCAATTGAATTTCTGGACTAACTTCTTCTTCACGGTATGGTTGAATGTTCTGTAGGTTAACACTTGCTTCCATAATGTTACCACAAACCTTTTCTTCAACCTCATTATTACAACGGTATCTGGTCTCCACAATTTCACCAACAGATTTACTTCTTAGATTGATGAAGTAATATTCAACATCAATGATCGGCAATTTGTCGATATTGATACCTTCAGTCAAGGTACAATTGTTCAATATATCACGGACATTCTGTTGAATCGTTGAGGACTCATTTGATTCTAGAGCCATCAACAAGTTCTTTTGTTCTTTAACTAGAAAAGGTCTATATTTAATTTTCTTCTTTGAAATTGGTAATTCAATTTCGTATGTTGGCACATCAAGTTTAGGTAAAGCCATAATTTCTCCAATTTAATTATACAAATCCATTAATATTATCAGCACTCTTTCCAATCGAATCAATTCCCGAACCGATGGCACCGATGGCACTATCAGTAATTGCACCGACAGCACCTTTGGTAGTACCACCAAGGCCACCGTATTTGTCGGTAAGATTTCCAATCTGAGAGTCCAACAGTTCCATGGCAAGGCCTTGGAGAGAATTGTTCTTCCAGTAAGTATATGCAAATGTCACAGACAGTTTGTGGTAACCATCATTAGACCAATCTAGGTCCATTTGGTTTATTGCGATTGGAAATGCCTCATACAAGTTGCAAGAATATGATGGTTGGTTTGTCACATCATATTGTGTTATTGTCAAATCACTACAATAATCACTCTTGTATCTGAAATTATTGTTGTACAACGGGTTGATAAAGTTCAACCATGCATCGAAGAATACTTTTTGTGACATATCATCATCAACAATAAATGTCAAATCAATGTCACTGTATGTGTTTTGATATGGAAACTTTTCAACAGGACCATAGGTCTTTTGTTCGATTGTTGCAAGAGTTCTACCTGGTAGATTTGCGTTCTCGCATCTATATTTCAGGTTTCTATTGGTTTTCACATAAGCCAATAGTGTAACAGGAATAGGAACATCCACCTCAAAACGATTCGGTCTGGCCAAATCGCCGGTGAAAGATGATTTAAAACCGCTAATTGAAACTGGCATCTTAGTTCCTTATTTCTTCTAATGAGTCTTTCCAGACTTCTTTTGGTTGTGCCTTCTTGAATTGATGTACAGGCAAGTACATTGCAACATCCCATTCGTTAGGTTCAACAGCCAATATTCTGGATTTAATGTGGCTATACAGATAATGTTTGATGCATGGTTTGAATTCTTTTAACCTAGACGATGCATCTAACATTGGATATGTGATACGAATTCTTTTAATCTCATCCTCATCATTGTAAATTGCAAAATTCTCCAACTTCTTCATAAAAACTAATCTATAACGAAGTGGCAAATAGTGTATGTTTAACCCTATAAAACCATCGGATTGTCGTTTTAGAGGCAAAACCAGTGGAAACCTATCATAATATGGTAAATCATTTTTGCCTTTAGGATCATATACAAAGTAGTATAAACCACCCATCAAGAACTTTTGTCTATCAGTTGGACGTGTCCATCGTGACTTTTCTTTAGTTATAGGAATCGACAGGCGGCCAGGGTTTCTTAAATCTGCAATTCGTTTTAATAACCATGTCATAGATTCTCGGCTCATCGTTTGATGGTTGGCCGAGACTTTTTCTTCTGTCAGTGTAGTGAGTATGGATTTTGTTATCATCGGATATTTAGTTATAGTCCGAGATGGTCTTCCGTTATAAGTTTGAATTCCCAACCACGATCCAAGCAATATTCTGTTGCAGCCTTCCATTTGGCCTGATTGACACCCCATGTTACGACTTCTTGTATGTACTGTTTTGTGACTCTTTTCTTTTTGTCTGGTTCCATGGTTTGTTTCTTGGGTTTTATTTCTATTAGGTGTGTCTTTATCACACCATTTTTATCTTTGACTTTTACAAGACAATCTACAAAATATCTATGATATTTACCATCAACTGGTGATTTGTAGGGTATTATTATTTCTTCGGAAGCAAATCCAACCACATTTTCATTGTTATCACACCAAGATAAGAATTTTAATTCCCAGGAAGACCTATAAATTACATTAGAATGGTCACCTAAATATTTTTCTGGATGACGAACTATATATTTTCCTTGCAAATATTTCATTTTATGTTAAGTAGTTCTTTTAATTTATTGTCAATAATTTCTTTATCTTTTTCGGTAATCAAATAAACATAATCAGATTTTTGTCTTTCAGACATTGTATTTAATCTTTTTTTTGTTATTTTCATAAATTGTTCATCAGTAATTTCTTGCCAATACTTATATAAAGTTTCCCAATAATTTTTTTGAATGAATTTTTGTTTTTCGGATTCACTCAATTTATTAATCCAACCAAATTTTTGTATTTTTTCTTCATAAGACATATTTTCTATTGTTTCTTTTTTAGTTTTTTTGGCCTTTTCTATTATTTCATCTTTTTTACCGGTTTTTTCTCTTTTTTTCCATTCTTTTATCATATTATCACTTATTTTTTGTTTAAATTTGTCATACCTTTCTTCATTTGATTTTAAATTGAATCGAAATAATTTAGCACTACAAGATGTTGAACAAGTTTTACTGTAACCTGAGCCTAAATTTGAATATTTTGTTGCATTTGCACAAATAACACACTGTCCTTCAGTTTTTGTCTTTATATAAACATCATAATATTCTTTTATAGTAATATCTTTATGATAATCTCGTATATGTTTCGACAATTTTCTAATGTTATCGTTTTTTTTGTGACAAATTTTACAAATCATAAATTTATACTCCTTTATATTTTATTTATAAAGGAACCAAATTTAATGAATAACATTGCATCTAAGTTTCCGTATTCAACATAAATAACATATATCAATCTTTTTAGAAAAGACCATGGCAATAATTTCAATCCCAACATCAATCGGTGGCGTATCAATTCCTGGAGCTGCACTTAAAGGTCCTTTGGGTAAATTGTTTGGTAATAAAAACAATGTAGAGATTTTATCTTATCCAAGAGATTTACAATCTGCAACAAGAAATCATGTGGTTCAATTCCGAATCAATGAAGTTCAACCTGTTGGATATGAAAAAGGACAATCATATGGTTTTTCTGAAATTTTTAAGGGTGTGGCAAATAGCGCAACAGATATTGGAAATGCAGCAATAGAAGGATTTAAAGGTAATGATTTTGTCGAAAAATCAATTAGTGCCGTTGGAGCTGTTTCAGAACAAACAAAAATAGCATTTACGCAAAGAAAAACAAGGCTTATAGCCGGAATAAATTTGTATATGCCAGATACATTAGAATTTACCAATGCCGCTTCATACAACCAAACAAGTTTACTTGAGGTTGCATCAAGTGTATTGGAATCATTACACAGTAAAGAAGCAAAAGGTTTTAGACCAATTAATTTTGCCGCAGGCGTGGCTGCAGGCGCTATAGCAAAAGCACAAACAAATGCTGCAAAATTAGGTTTAGCTACACAAGGGCTTGCACTCAATCCACAACAACAATTATTGTTTGATGGTATAGATTTTAGAACATTTCAAATGTCTTTTACTTTTACACCATTCTCAAAAGATGAGGCAACTACAGTAAAAAATATTGTAAAGATGTTTAAAACACATGCTGCACCAAGGATTGTTACTGGTGCTGCTGGTATGTTTTTTATACCACCATCAACATTTAATTTGGAATTTTTCTTTAATGGTGAAGAAAATAAAAACATTGGTAAAGTTGCCGAATGTGTCATCGAAAATATTGATGTGAACTATGCACCAAACGGATGGTCTTCACACACAGATGGTTCACCTGTTCAGACTACAATGTCGATTAGTTTCAAGGAAATAGAATTGATAGACAGAGAAAAAATAGAAAAGGATGGTTATTGAAATGCAATATTTTGATACACTTCCAAAAATAATTCACACAAATAATAATGGTGTTTCTACCATTATGACAAATCTTATGGCTAGAGTTAGTATTATGCCAGAAGTTTTGAAGAATCCAATGGTATACTACAAATATGATGTACAAGAAGGTGATACACCAGAAATTGTTGCACACAAGTACTATGATGATCCATATCGTTATTGGATAGTATTGTTTGCAAACAAAATGTTGGATCCACAATGGGATTGGCCACTTTCTTCATTACAATTCAATGAGTATGTGAATGAAAAATATGGTAATACTTTGACTGATTTACATCATTACGAAAAAGTTATCACAAAAACCACCCGTGGTACAGATGATGACCAAACAGTAATAGAAAAATTCATCATTTCTCCTGACGAATATGTGAGTTTACTATACTCACACCCCTTTGGCATTGACGAACTTAGAACATTTAAGCTTCCTTCCGACTTATATGCAAATGGTGCTTCGTCAACAGCCAATTCAATGAGTTATCTGGATATCACCATACAACCAACAGCAGTGACTAATTATGATTATGAACTCGATTTAAATGAATCTAAGAGAAACATTAACATATTGAATTCAAAATATGTTGACCAATTAGAAAAAGAATTTCAAGACTTGATGAGTTAATTATGGACACAAATAATTTTACTCCAGTTGAAGCTTCTGGTGCATATTCACCGCAAGACTATTCTTTAAAAACACTCAATTTTTTAACATCGAGTGGTAACAGAATAGAACTTAAAAAAATAATGTTGGAGTTTTCATATTATGAAGATATCTACACATTTGCAGCTTCCGGTTATGTGACATTGGTTGATGCACAAGGTTTCATTGAACTTCTACAGTTATCAGGCAATGAATATCTTGAAGTAAATTTTAGTAAAATAAAAAATGGTCCCAATGGAAACGACCAGATTTTTAGGGTGTATAAGATTGGTGATAGAAAACCTGGCGGCAATTACAACTCCGAAATATACAAATTATATTTTTGTTCAGAAGAATTGATGCTCTCAGAACAGACAAAAATAAGTAAATCATATTCTGGCCAAAAAATTTCTGAAATTGTGCAGGATGTATTGGTGGAAAAA